TTCCTAACCTATTGGTTAACTTATGATGAATTAACAAATATTACAGATATGAATAAATCACCTGAAATAGAGGAGGAGTGTATGGAAGAAATTTTAAATGCTGTAAAAACATTAGAAGAAAAGATAGATGCTATTAAAGCATGGATTGATGCTAAAGCTGAGGAAGAAGAATTGTTTAATAAACAGCTTGAAGAAGATTTTAAAGAATTGGAAACATTAAAATCTAAAGCTGTTGAGGAAACAACGAGCTATATAAAACAGTTGTTAGAGGATACTAACAGTGTGCTAGAACAAACAATTTCCGTTCAGTCTAAGTAGGCTATGAACAAGGAGAAATTTACTTATAAAAAATAGGAGGATTAATAAAAATGGAAGAAATTAAGAAACTTTTAGAAAACCAGAAAGAAATGGTTGGTAATGTTGCATCTACACTGAAAGAGCTTAGTGAAGCCCAGCATGGTTTGGATGCAAGAATGAAACAGATTGAAACTAGAATGTCTCCTGGACTTGGAATAGGCATAAGCGTTCCTGGTTTGGAAAGTGAGGCTAAGAAATTTTCCCTTCTTAGAGCGGCTAGAGCAATAGTAACTAAAGATTGGTCTGGTGCTGGTTTTGAGAGGGAAGTATTTAATGAAGCCAACAAAAGGGCAATGTCCATGGGTGCAGATACCAGTATGGGTTATTTTGTCCCTAATGAGATTTTAGCTGGCTACATTGAATTGTTAAGAGCAGAATCAGTAGTTATGCAGATGGGAGCTACAGTCCTACCAGGACTGAATGCGTCACCAGTGCAGATGCCTAAACAGACTGGCGGGGCAACTGGCTACTGGCTTGGTGAGAATGAGTCTATTACCGAGTCATCGTTGACCGCAGGTCAGATTACCTTAACTCCTAAAAAGGTTGGAGCATTGGTTAAATTGTCCAATGAGTTGTTGAAATACTCCAATCCATCAGTTGAAGAGGTAATTAGAAACGACCTGTTTACAACTATAGCACTTAAAATAGACCTAGCAGCGTTAAGGGGTACTGGTGTAGAATATGAGCCTAGAGGTATAGCCAATACACCAAATATTAATACTGTTGCTATAGGCACTAACGGTGGTGCTCCAACATTTGATTACCTATATGATATGCAGTATGAATTACAGAAAGATAATGCGTATAGGGGTAATCTCGGATATGTATTCCATCCAGCAGTAAGAAGGAGACTCGTAAAGACAAAAGTAGCACAGTTCAGTACTGATACTGGCGGAGAGTATATTGTGCAGCCTATGACCTCAGAATCGTCCTTAGTTTCATGGATGGGGCATCCGTATAAGATGACCACACAGATTCCTATAGACTTAACAAAGGGCAATTCTACAAATTGTACTGAAATCTATTTCGGTAACTGGTCTGAACTGCTTATCGGTATGTGGGGAACTGTAGAACTTAGAGCATCTCAGGAAACGTATACTGCTTTCCAGTCTGACCAGACTTGGATTCGTATACTTCAGGAAGTTGATATTCAGGTTAGACACGCTGAATCGTTCTGTCTGATTAATGATGCTACTATAGCTTAACTAATAAGGGTAGGTATTACCTACCCTTTATAAAAATTTTAGGAGGTATAAGAAATGCTTAGAGATTTAGGAAACTCGATAAACACATTCCTGTCCGTTGCTCCAACAACTATAGGAACAGGAGCTGTTGCAGATTCTGTTAATGGTGTTGGTGCCGATAGGTCAGATTATGAATATGCTGTTTTTGTATTCTCAAACTGCGAGCCGTTAGGCACACCATTGGGCATAACTGTAACTTGTACAGTTCAGGAATCAAGTGATGATTCAACCTATACGGATATTACTGATGCGTCAAGTTCGCATAATGTGACTAACACCTACACAAGAACTGAAATAGCTGTAAATCTTTTGGGTGTAAAACAGTATGTGAGAGGAAAAATGGAAGTGCAGTTCAATGGTGGTACTGGTCCTTTTATAGTCTGTGATGCTATAGGTATCTTAGGCTCGCCAAAAGAATACCCAGTATAGTATGCTAAGAGTTAAAAAGGGCTATACAGTTTTTTGCAACGGGTTAGGTATAACGGAGGGGGGTGTAATCCCCCCTCAATTTTATGATATTGTAATTAAGGACCAGTCATGGAAAGTTGAGGAATTTAGTGATAAAAAGGATGAGATTGGTGATATTGCAGTTAATAGGATGATTAAAAGTAAAGAGGTAAAGAAGAAATAATGAGTATAATGCTTGTTAGCCTATCCAATGTTAAAGCTTATCTGGATATAGACTCATCTGTTACTAATTTTGATTCTTTACTCAATATTCTAATCCAAGATGTATCGGATAGGATACAATCATTCTTAAATAGGCAGTTAACCAAGCAACAGAGAACGCAATATTTTGATGCTGGACAAAAGAAATATTATTTAACTGCATATCCTATAGATATTACATCAACAATTACAGTCACATTAGATGATGTAGACCAAACTATTGATAGTGATTATTATATTTGGGAAGATGAGGGTTTACTTGAATTTGATGCTACCACATCATATTGTGAACCTAAACAGATTGCTATAACGTATACTGGAGGCTATACAGCTTCAGAAACAGTTGTTAATGATAAGACCACTTATATACTTTCTGTTCCTGATGCTATAGAATATGCTTGCATGTTGCAGGTAGCATATATGTTTCGTAGGAGAGCGGATATTGGTTTAACAAGTTTATCTATGCCAGATGGGTCATTTTCAAAATTAACAGGTGGCTTATTACCAGAAGTTAAAGAGATACTTATGATGTATCGTAAAAATCCTATGGGTGGTTAATTGGATTATTTTTCTGTAAAAGACCCTTCTTATATTAAAGACTCCATAGCATCTTACATAAATGGTAAAGTTGCTAGGGGTCTAAGACGTGCTGTGTCCTCAGAATTAAATATGGTCTTACCGCAAGCACTTATAAACTTAGTTGAAACTAAAATGCGTAAGTATATTTATACGAGAGTTAAACGTAGAGGTAGAAAAGAATGGGATGATAAATCTACCCCACATTTAGGAGAGTCTATACTTACAACACATAGAATTATAAACCAATATGCTACAAAATATGGATTTTGGTCTTTTGCACCACACGCACCAACACATATAGGTGAACTTGGTAGTGTTGCAACGATTATGGTTAAAAGGCGTAAGTTTATGCGGTTTAAGGATAGGGATAACCTAGAAGATGGTTGGAAATTTGCAAAAATAGTGCATGTCCCAAGACGCATTTCTGAAGTTGCGTTGCAGGAAATGTTTGTAAATGAGATAGCTACCCAAACTGACCGTGTTGTAGCATCTGTTGCCGAGAGGTTTAAATAATGTCTACTAAACGGCAGATAATTTTAGAGGAGATTAAAAAACTTTTAGAAGGTATTGTTGATAACACTGGTAAAAGGATATTTCCGCATGTTGAGGTATCTCGTATACCACCAACTAGTTTAGATACTGTACCATATCCTACAATTTTTATATATTCTGATAGGGAGACTAGATTAGAGGATGACCGTGCTGTAAATAGACAAGAAACATGGGAATGGTTCATTGTTCTTGAGGTGTGGGCATATGATAAGGATATGGAAGATTTGTTGGATTATATTCATACAGCTATGTATGCTAATTATAGATTTAGTAATACTGCTGAATACTCATCTAGAATGGGTGTAGATTTTTTTACATTAGACCCGACAAAACGCTTAGAGTCTATGGCTATATCTTATAGAGTTATTTATAGGCATAGTTTAGGTAATATGACAACAACAGGAGGTTAGGTTGAGAAAAATATATTATGATACAGGTTCACCTACATTAAGTATTGCAGAACTTGGTAGGTTTAATAAAGGTATTCCTAAAGAAGTTGCTAACGATGAGATTGCTGATTTATTAGTTAAACGTGGACAGTTTAAATATTGGGTTGAGCCTGAATTGGAAATAAATATTGAAAAAAATAAGAAGAAATTTATAAAGGAGGTATAGCAAATGACGCAAGCTAGGGGTAGTAATTCAAAATTATTGATAGGTACAGAGGCTACATTTAAAACTGTAGCTAATAGTAATCCGCATGTTTTGCCATTTGTATCTGAATCATTAAGATTATCTAGAAATCTTATAGACTCAAAAACAATTAGGGCTAATAGAAATCCTTTGAATCCTGCAAGAGGTAATAAGGATGTTACTGGTGATATAACTGTAGAATTAACTCCATATATGACAAAAATGTTTTATCATACTTTGGGTACATTTACAACATATGGTTCTGGTCCGTATTCACATACATTTGTGATTAGTACTTTACCACCTGGACTAACAATCGAAAAACAATTTCCAGATTTAAGTACTCCTGAATACTTCACATATGCTGGGTGTAAAGTTAATAGTATGAAAATGTCATTTGCACCTGAAGGATTTATAGAAACTGTCTTTTCAATAATAGGGTCTGCACAAACTGTAACTACCGCAGCAAAATTGACAGGAGCTTTAGATTATTCAGATGACTCTGTTGGACAGCAGTTTGATGGTTTTGAAGCAGTGATTAAAGAGGGTGGTGCTACGTTAGGTATTGTAACAAAATTGGATTTAACTATAGAAAATAATCTTGATAATTCAGTATATGTTATTGATGGTACTGGTGAAAGATATTCACTGCCAGAAGGTTTAGTAAAGGTTTCTGGTACATTAACTGCTTTATTTGAGGATGTTTCATTGTATAATAAAGCTATTAGTAACACAGAATCTAGTTTGCAAATTACTTTAACACATGGTAGTGGTACTGGAGCAGCTTATGATGAAAAAGTAGATATATTTATTGATGAGTTGCTTTACCAGCCACAAGACCCAGTTATTAGTGGACCTTCTGGTGTTCTTGTAGAATTACCATTTATTGGGTACTATAATAATGATGCTGACGCTTCGGCACTTAGACTAATTGTTTGGAATACCCAAACTCAAGGCAATATAATGTAACAGCTTTAACAGGGTCCCTAAATAGGGACCCTTTTTTAAAAAATTTAAGGGGGAATCATGAAAATATCTGAAACAGAATATCTTTATAAAATCGGTGAAAAAGAGTATAGGATGAAGCCATTAGTTATGGGACAAGTACGCCAATTACTATCATTGTTGAAAGGCGTTGAACTACCAGAAACACTTACTGTTGTCTCCCTAATAACAGCCTTTGGTGATAAGCTTACTGAAGCTATAGCTATTTTATTGATTGAGCCTGATGTAAGTCTTAACCTTAAAGATGTACAAAAG